ATTTAATTTTGTAGCAGTATCTAATTGCTTGTTATATATTGTTATTTTACCTTTTGTTAGCATTTTAAGCTCCTATATAAAGATATGGTGTTCCATCTTCTAATTTACAATTAGATAAATATGTTCTTACTACATCTTTAATTTCTTTTTGCTTTGATATAGTTATGTCTTGACTTACATTTCCATAGCTTTCACTATAACCATCTGTACTTACACTAACTACTCCATTTTGTTGATTTTTTGAAATATTATCATACTTTTCTAAAACATTTATTAAATCATATATACACATCTTTGTTTCTTGTAATTGATTACTTAAATTTTCAAGCCTTCCAAATGTGTATTTATCTACTTCTTTTTGAGCTCTATATTCTAATATATTAAAAGGCACTTCTGCCAATTTTCCACCTAATGCCGTATACTCTGCGTATGTTAAGTATTGAGTTTCAAATTCCATTTCGTGCCTCTCCTTTTATTATAAACTTGGTACAGCTGATGTATCTAAATCTACTGCAACACTATCAACTGATGCATCTTTTCCGTTTGGGAATACGAATGTATCATAGTGAGCTCTATTTTGATATAAGTAACCATCACCTTGTGTATGTTGTCCTGGTGCAAAGAAATAAATACTTTCAATCTTTGGTACCATTTTTGTTGTTAATGGTGTAGCTCCTAATAAATTAATTTTAGCTGCACCTGAAGCTGGTTCATATCCACCTGCTTCTCCATCAAAATCAAATTCATTGTAAAATCTATCATCATCAATTACTTCTACGATTGGTACACCATTTACTTTTGTAATTCTTGTTTCAATAGCTTTACCATCTTGTACGATTGATAATACATCCATAGAATGTGATAATTCTGTTGATTTTGCTAATAAATCCATTATTTCTGGTCTAGCATATACTATTAATCCTTTGTTTCTATATCTTCTTAATTTTCCAATAAAATCAACTACTTTTGAATATACATTAGCAGCAGTATATGATGCTAATTGTGTAGCAGTTGCTTTATTTGCTCTAATAGCTTCTTGTGCTACTTTTGAGAAGAAGTATGCATCCTTTTCAGGTGTAGCATTTAATCTTTCAAAGTTGTCTGAAATGTTTTGGATTGTAGCAGTTTGGTTACTTTCATCAACTTCTCTTTTATCTACAAAGAATTCTACATCTCTGTCCATTGTTAATGTGTAAACTTTATCTGTTTCTACTACTTTTCCTCTGTTCCATCCACCATTTAAGCTATGTGCTTTATATCCTGATGTAGACATAGCAGTGAAATGGAAGTTTTTACCATCGATGAACTTTGTATCAAGTGCAACGAATGGTGCTATGTATGAGTTATCGATAAATACTTCGATAAGTTCTCTTTCATATTTACTTGCATTATTAATTGTGTTATTGTTTGGCATTTTCTAAATCTCCTTTTTCCTAAAATGTTTTGAACATAGGATTTAATTTGATTTCTCCTGGTTTAGCTCCTTTATTATCAACATCAACATCTTTAATGTCTGGCATATCTGGAACTTTGTTAGGGTTTTCAAATATATCCATTTTGTCCTTTGTTATTTCTTCAAATAACTCTTTTGCTGATTTACCACTATTGTTTTCATCCTTTAAAGCAGATTTAATATCATTAATGATTGCATTCTTTGTATAATCATTTATGAATTTCTTATCTCCAAATGCTTCTGTAATGTTTTTAGTTAATATCTCATCTTCTTTTTTAGATTTTTCCATAGCTTCTCTATCAGCTATTTCTTTTTTTAGTTTGTCCAATTCATCTTGGACTGCTTGATTATCATTAGCTTTTTGATTTAAACTATCTATATTAGCTTTATATTCATTTTCTTTTTTCTTATATTCTTCGACTGAGGTTTTATATTCGTCTACTTGTTTTTTTAAGTCTTGAACATTTTTGCCATATTCTGCCATTATAGCATCAATAGTTTCTTTTTCTAATTCTAATCCTTTTAAAAATTCTCTCATAATTTACTCCTTACATTTTTTTACGAGGTATAGTCCTCGCAAGTTTGATTATGTTTGCTAGTCCTTCCGTTGCTATGCCACACGATTTATATGAGTTATTTCTAACCTATATACATTATACCATATTCTATTATGCTTTTGCAACTTTTGTCCTTTTATAACCAATTACACTCATTCTTTGTTTTTTCATAGGTAAACCACTTAATAATAATAATTGTTTATACTTCTTATTTAATTGGCTTATTTTTGATTGTGAAGCTAATACAATAGCATCATTTCCACTAGCTTTACCTAGTATTTGTTTTTCTTTTTCTTTTCTTACTTCTGTTTCTATTCTTCTTTGTAATTGAGTACCTTCATACATTGTGTAATGCTTACCATCTAAAATAAATCCATCTTGATTTTGTGCTTGTATTGCTTTTAATTGTTCATCTGTATATTGTGGCTTATTTACTCCTAATACTATTCTAAATATGTAATGGTAACAATTCAATGTACTTATATGTCTTTTATCTGCACCATCATACCAATTTCCTTTATAATCTACTGCTAATCCACCAGCTTCTAATTTATCATATTCTTCTATTCTAAATTGTCTGCCTTGTATATCTTCATGGTCTGGTGCTGGATTACTATGTACTGATATTTCTATTCCATCTGCACCAAATTCATTACCAAATTGTTCTTGTAATTGATTTGATAATGTTCTCATGCCATCCATAATATTCATTCTTAATGCAGTATCTAACCTTCTTGATTGTCCATTATAATCAATAGTTCTAATTCCATTATTGCCTAATTCTAATAGTGCATTTTTCATAACTTGTTGATAAGTTTCTTTGCCTTGACTTATTGCAGTTATTGATTTGTCTATCAATTCTCTATATGCCATTGATAATGGTGTTACTTTACCATTTACTACAAATGCAGTTGTTTTACTTATATTTAGATAATTTCTTAATGTTATATTAGCTATTGACTTAACTTGATTTTGTAATATTAGATTGCTTTCATATGGTAAAAAATCTTTTCCTTTTGCTAAATAATATTGCTTTGCAAAATCTTGATTAATTTTTGCTTCTTCTTCAAATATCTTTGTAATATCTTGCATATTTAATTGAGTAACTTTTGCTAAATACTTTTTTATTTCATCTAAATCTTTACCATATTTAAGCATCTGCTTTATTTGATGTAATTCAGTTTGTCTTAATGTTCCTATCTGTTTTACTCTATTACCTATCGTAGTCAATATGAATTCATCTAGTTCTTGTACTCTCTTAATTATTCTTTCAGTCATTAGTTCTTGTTGGTGTTCATTTAACATAGGCTACACCTCTTGCTTTTTATCTTTTCCTAGTTGTTCTTTATTTTGATTTTCTTGTTTTTGTCCCATATCTAATAATTCATCTATACTAGGTCCTTCTTCCTCTTTTATTTCCTCAACTATTTTTTTACTTTCTTCTAATGTTTCACTTGGGAATAACCATTGTCTTAATTCTTCTGGTTTTACTACTCCTTCATGTTTGCCTGTTATGTATTGTTCAAATGTATCATTTAAGTTTTCAATGTATGAGTTATCCCAGTCATATATTGTTTCGTATTCTCCTGGTGCTGATAAATTATAAGTATTTGCTAATACATTACAAGCTAATATGAAATCATTTAATCCATCTTCAATTAATGTTCTAGCATCATCTATTAATGAAGCAGTATCAAATAAAGCTCTTCTTGTTGCATCCAGATTTTCATAGTTGCTTGTTGGTTCTGTTAATATTCCTTTACTTGTTCCTACTTCTGTTTCTAATCTTGCATATTGTTCTTTTAATCTTTCATAGTATGAGCTCTCTCTTATACTTGGGTCAAATATATTCCAAAAATCATCATCACCTGCATTTATTAATTGATAATATAATGCACTAGGTTTATTATCTTCATTAAACATTGTTTTGTCTAAAAATAATTTTACTTTCTTTGCTTCAAATTCATCTGCTATATCTTTTAATGTTTTTCTTATTTCTGCTATTGTATTTTCAGCTCCATAAGTAATTGGTACTCCATAATCATCATCTATTCTTCTATTATCTTGTGGGCATTTTATATAACCAAATGGCACTCTATCTACATTACTGATTGATAATACTTCATTTATATCTTTCCAAAATACTGGTGTTGGAATAATAGCTCCATCCCTATTTGTATACTTTTGTGATATTGTTAAAACATTATTTTCACTAATATCATAATTAGTCCATCTGTAATACTCTGTTGTACCTGTCATTGTATTTACTTCTACTTTTTCTGATAGAATAGTTGCTCCTTTAATTAAATCTCCTTCTTTTCTATCTATTGTCATTCTTGCTTGTGGCACTAAATTATAAAATATCTTACCTTTCTTTACATATGGCACCACTAACATTCCACCTGTTCCTAATTCATAAGCAGTTATTTTTTTGATTTTCTTCCATAATGATTGCATTATTTGATTTAAAAATTTTGCTCTTTCATTTTCTCCATCTATTGATACATTACTATCATATACAACATATCTTGATAGTTTTTTTGCAAAGATTGCATCAAAATTTATTTCATCTATTCTTTCATAATCATTTTTATATTCTATGTTTTTATTTATTTCATTTGAATTTGTTTTTGTTTCTTTTTTAAATAAAAATTGAACTATTCGTAAGAATATATCTTTTAACATATTGTTCAATCTCCTTCCTTATTGTAATATATTAAAACATTCACTTTACATTTATATTTATTTCATTTATACAACTAACATTATTGTCCTTTTTTCTTCCAAATCATATTTAAAGCATATCTAACACTATCTATACAATGATTATTTTCATCTGCATAGCCACTTATATAATTTCCATCCTTATCTTGTAAGAATTCATATGTACTAAATTCTTGTGCTGATACAGGACATCTTTTAGGGTCAATTACTATTTTAGCTAATGAACTTAACCATTTCATAGAATATTCAACACTACCTGGTCCTTTTTCTGCACCCCTCATAGAACTACCATAGCTTCTAAAATCTCCTATGCTTTTTGGTTCAGCACTATCTGCAATAATTAAATCATCATTTGTAACACCTTTTTCATTTTTTAAAGTTTCCCATACATTTTCATTACTCATTTTGTTTACAACAAATTCATCAAAAATGTATAATATTTTATTATTTTTATCATAACAACATTTTGTCCAAGCTAATGGGTCTGGAAACCAACCAAAATCCAATCCTTGATATGTATATTCGTAAGTGTTTATTTCTTCATCACTTATTTCTCTTAATTCTAAATTTTCAAATACTGTTCCACCAGTACCAGTCATTAAGCCTAAATATTCATTTTGATATAATCTTTCATTTATAGATTTTAAGAATTCTGCTTCATCTATAAATGCTTGTCCAAGCCATTGTTTTGGCACTGCTCTATAATCACTTAAATGTACTAATCTTGTTGGTTTTGGTATTAATTTTTCAACATTGACAAAATGTAAATTACTTGCTGGTGTATTATAAGAATAGAATTGTATGAAATCTTCTCCACCTCTTATTAATGATTGATTAATTTTTCTTACTTCATTCATTCCATTAAATTGGTCAAATTCTTCATACCATGTTATTCCTATATACTTATCTTTTGGTGGTTTTAATGATTTAATTTTACCATAATCATCTGCACCTCTAAAATATATCTTTTGTCCTGTACTTATTTTTGTTATTTCCAAAGGACTTTTAGTTAGTTTGTAATCTGATTTAATATGTGGGTAAGTTTCACTTAATGTATCTATTGCCCATTCTAATTGTGAATAAACACTATCTTTTAAAGTATCTTTTACTTTTCTTAAAATTACTGCACACATTCTTGGGTTATTTTCTAATATTTCTATTATTTTTTCACTTATAAAAGAAGATTTTGTACTACCTCTTCCACCTTCTAAATAATATTCTCTATATGCTCTATTATCTATATCTCTATTTACATTACAAAATGAAGATGATATGTCTTTTGCTGGTAATACAACAACTATTTCTGAGTTTATATCTTCTCTTTCTTTATCTGCCATTAATTTACTAATAATTTCATAATTACTTCCATTACCTTTAACAGCACCTTTTATTAATCCTAATGTAGCTAATTCTCTATATGTTAATTTTGTCTTTGCATCTTCTTTGTCTAATGTATCTGCTAATACTGAAAGCATAGTAGCTCTTTTTCTTCTTGCTTCTCCACTTGCTTTTCCACCTTTTATTGCTAACTCTTTTCTTTCTTCTTGCGATAATTCATTAAAAGGGATTAAATTTTCTTCATTAGCCAATATATCATCTCCTTACTTCTTTCTCAACACATTCCAGTGCTTTTTCAATAGTTTTGTCCATATCTAAATATTGATATAATCCTAATCTTCCACCAAAAATAATTTTATTATCTTTTTTAGATAATTCATTATACTTATTATACAACTCATTATTTTTCTTATTATTGATTGGGTAATAAGGCTCTCTTAGCTTATTCCATTTTTGTGGGTATTCTTTTGTTATTATTGTTCCGTCAGTTTCTATATAATTAAAATGTTTATGTTCTATTATTCTAGTATATGGTATCTTTTTATCTGTATAATTTACAACTGCATTTCCTTGATAATTATTAATATCTAATATTTCATCTTCAAATCTTAAACTTCTATATTCTAATTCTCCATAACAATATTCATAATATCTATCTATTGGTCCTGTATAAATTATCTTTTTAGCCATTTTATCATATTCATCTTTATGTTCAAAATAATCACAACATAGATATACTTCTATACCTTCTAACATATTTTCTATTATTTTTGTATAGCCTTCTTTTGGAATGCCTTGATATATATCATTAAAATAATTATTGTTATATGTATATCTTACTGGTAATCTTTTTATTATATCTGGTGATAATTCCTTACAACTTTTACCCCATTGTTTCTCTGTATAACCTTTAATCAATCTTTTATAAATAGTTTTACCTACAAGACTTATAGCTTGTTCTTCTAAGTTTGATGGATTATCTATATGGCTTTTCTTTTTTTCTTGCTCTATTTTTATTCTCGTTTGTTCTGGTGTTATTGTGTTCCATATCTTATTAAATGTATTCATATTAAATGGTAAATTATAAACTTTATTTTTATAAATGGCTATTGGAGAGTTAATAAAATTGTTAAACTCTCCAAATTTGTTTATGTATTTCCATGTGTTTTCATTACTTGTATGAAATATATGTGCACCATATTTATGAACCTGTACTCCTTCTATTCTTTCATCTTCTATTTCTTCTGTATAGATATTTCCACCTACATGATTTCTTTTATCTATAACTAATACTTTATAGCCTTTTTTATTTAATTCATAAGCACATACAGAACCAAATAAACCAGCTCCAACTATTAAATAATCATACATTATTTTTTATACCTTTCATTTAGGATTTTTGGACATACATTTTTATAATTTGTACAAGCAGTGTATCTCCTTGTAACACACTTCATTTTAGTACTACTTGGATTACTTATAACTGGGTAAAACATCATCATATAATTATTTTCGTCTTTATATATGTCGTTACATCCACCTTTACCTACTTTTTTATTTGCTTGCCAAACATCAAATGTAAATTGCACTGATAAAATCTTAAATATTATTTTGCCAATTTTAGAATATGATATTGTAGTTAATACATCTTCTAAGTATCTACCTCTAAAATGAAAATCTCCATTAGTTTTCATTTTTATTAGATATGCATTTGCTCCTCTACCTAATTTATATTCTTCATTCTTTCCACCTATATAATCATTAGGTGTTCCAAAAGTAAGAATATCTACATATTCCATAAAATCAAAACATGCTTTCAATAAGTCATCAAAATTCTTTACTTTACAACTTCCACTTTTACCAAATCTATATTTTACACTTTTTAAGTCGTCATCAATCATCATAAAATAGTCTAATTGCTGTTGTTTTGCAAATTGCAAACAATATTCCCTACTATATGTTGCTATTCCTTTTGGTCCATCAAAATTGTCCATTAAGTCTAAATCAATATCATCCTTATTGAAGATTACTACTTCATCTTTATATTTTCTTTTATATTCTTCTATATAATTATCAGTAGTATCTATAATTATTTTGATATCACCAGTATAGTTCATTTCTTTTAACTTCCAATATGTTTCACATTCTGGTCTGTTGTGAGATATTATATATATAGCAAATTTCATTATTCCTCCATTAATTTATTAATATTTTCACTTAACTTAGCAAATCCATTTGCTATTGCATTATCTTTATCTATTATTACTAATGCACTATCTTCCATAAGTTCTTGCATTTTTGCATCAGCATTAGCATAATAATCTGCTATCTTACTATAATTAAATATGTAATGTCTACTTGCAGCTGCTATTAAAAAATCTTTTTCTTCTTTTGATATATTAGAGTTTCTTATATTTACTATTAATTCTCTTACTTTACTATCATCAATACAATCTTCTAATTTTACTACTTTTCCTGTTGGTACATATTGTGGTATATATTCACTCATTAATTTACTCCTTTATGTATTTACTTACTATTTCTTTAAATTTATTTTTAATTGCATCCATATCATAAACAATAACGCCTGCTTTAATTGATTTTAATCTATGTTTGAATAGCACTTGATTTCTTCTTTCTCCTTGCCTTCCTGGTTTAGCACCACTTGCCATTCCACAACTATAAATATCTCCATATAATTTTCTCATTTGTTCTCCTCTTTTTACACCTTGCTTTAAGTATTCAGCTCTACATCCACTTAAATCTTTATTTTTTGCTTGTCCAGTTTTTCCATACTTAAAAGGTACTACTTGAACACATGGAATTCCCATTTGATAAAGTTTTAATCTATACTCTATATCATCTTCAAAACTTCCATGAAATATTGGTGGACATATATCTAATTTTAATGCAAACAAAGAATAACAAAATCTTTCTGCTAAAAATTGGCTTTGTGGTACACTCATACTTACAATATCACAACCGGCCATTCCTGCATTTGTATTTTCTAACACAGTTATTAGCATATCAATAACATCATCAAATTTTAATGTTTTATTATTAATATAAAGTATTTTATTTTTTGTTTTACAACGAATATTAATATTTATAATATTGTCATCTAATTGGATTAAATATTTGTAGCCATGTTCTTTTGCATACTTTATTGCATAACTTCTATTCATTGGAGCATACCAAGCATTATCGCTTTGTTTATAATTTTGTATGTACCATTCTTTATAATCTTCTGGTACATTTACTATTTCCCATTCTGTATCATAATCAGTAGAATTATTTGATATTATTAATTTATCATAATTTATTTCATAACCTTCGGTAGGTCTTTCTTTTTTTGTACCTGGTCTTTTACCACTAATTTCTACTACTAAAACATCTTTTTTATTCATATTTACTTTTTATGCTTTCTATATAGTTCATTATATCATCAAATTCTTCTAATGATTTACATTGATATTTTATTACTAAATTACTTTTTCCTGTTTGTTCTATTATTTCACTTATAAAGTCATCATCTTTTTCATCTAATTCTTCTCCAAACAATTCACTTTCTTTAAATCCAGTAAAAATATCTAATCCTTCTAAGCTTTCTAATTCTTCTAATAATTTCTTATTGTCCCATATTGAATAATCTGTTACTTTATTATCTGCTATTCTAAATGCTTTTATTTGATTTTCATCCAAATCATCTGCTATTATACATGGGATTTCTTTTAATTTTAATAATTTACTTGCTTCATATCTTGTATGTCCTGCTACTATAACTCCATCTTTATCAATTACTATTGGTACTTTAAATCCAAATTCTTCTATTGATTGTTTTACTTGTTCTATTGCTTTACTATTATCTCTTGGATTATTTTCATATGGTTTTATTTCACTTATTTTCTTATATACTATTTCCATTTTTTCTCCTTCTTTAAAAAAAAGATGTAAGCTAGAATTACATCAAAAGGTGGCAATATATGAATTATGATTTATTTATATAAAAATTATCTAGCATTTTTTTATATCTATTTTTTCTTTGTTGTTTTCTTCTTTGGTGTTTCTACTTTCTTTTCTTCTATTTCAGGTTCTACTTCTATTACTTCTATAAATGCACTATCATAAGGATTTTTTCCTAATAAATATTCAGCCATTTGCTTATCACATTCAAAAGTATCTCCTATTTCTAATTCTCCTTCTTTATTTTCGTTAGTTGCTCTTACTAATGTTGGTTTGATTTTATCAAAATCTTTTAATGTAAATTTTCTAATAACTCTTACTTTTATCATTTTATTCTCCTTTCTTTTGATGGGTCTTTTCCCAAAATAAACTACCAACTCTATTACTATTGTATATGTATAAAACTCTATCTAAAAATGTTGTTTCCATTTTTTGTACTTCAATTTGAAAGTCTACATCTTCTTCTCCCCATAATAAATCTTCTCTAAATAATGGTATCACATCATTTCTATATATAGCTTTCCACATAGCTGGATTTGTTGGTCTACATATTACTTTATTCAAGCTTAAATCTAACCAATTAAAGTTGATTACTTCTGTTGGTGTTTTATCTATTGCATTTAATAATGTTTCTATATAATCCATTGTTATTGTATCATCACAATCGATAAATCCAATGTACTTTCCTTTTGCTTCCTTTATACCTCTGTTTCTTGTTTTTGCAGTTCCTTTATTTGTTTGATGTTCAACTCTTATTAAATCACTTTTGAATTCATCTAATCTTTTTTCATTACATCCATCATCAATAACAATTACTTCTACTTCATCTGTTAATTGTACTTGTAATCCTTTTAATAATGTTCTTGTCAATTCATAAGTCTTATAATAAGGAATAATCAAACTTAATTTTTTACCATTGTCTATCTTTATCACTCTCCATTTCTTTTTTACATTTCTTTACTGCATCTTCTAATATTCTGTCTATCTTTTCATCTTGTCCTTTAACACTTAATGCTAACTGCAATGTATCTGCATAATGTCTTATTGTACTTGTTCCCCATATTATATTATCTCTTATTGTCGTAACTGATTTTGTGTTTACTCTATTCCATACATATACAGGTTTTTTTAATATATCAAAGCTATTCATATAAATACATATTTTTCTATGCTGAGTTCTATCTTCTTTCAGTGTTCCCTCTGGGTACAAACATTCTTGTCTTGTTGCTAATGATTTCTTAATTACTTTACCACAACTACCACTCCAACCTTGTATTGCTTCATACTTATCTTTATACATAGGTGTGTAAACTATATCTGTCTTTCCATTCTTATAATCTGCTAATCCTACAAACAATACATCAGGTTCATTTATTAATGCTCTATTTATTTTTTCTAATGAAGTATCATCATATAACCAATCATCACTATCAACATAGTATATATAATCTACATCTTCACTAATATGTAAATAAGCTTCATTTCTTGCTCCACCATTTAATCTTTTTTGCTTTAATTGTACTATTTTTAATATACCAAATTCATCATCTGATAATAACTTATCTTCATATAGTTGTTTTGTTATTTTTACACTATCATCTGTACTCATATCATCAACAAAAATTATTTCGTAATTTGTATATGTTTGATTAAATATACTATCTAAACATTTCTTAATTGTATGTTCATAATTATAATTTGGTACTATTATTGCAAATTTATGATTTATTACTTTTGGTAGTTCATACCAATTTTCATCTTCTATATTTGCTTTCTTTATTGCTTCTATATCATAATCTGTTAAATTGATATCTACTGCATCTATTAAATCATATCTTATGCAATGCGCTTTTGTTTTGATTAAATCATTTACATCTTCTTTATCAAATGCAATTATATATTCATATTTATCTTTTTCTTTTATTTTGTTAAATGTATTTATATCGATAGCAACTTTCATTTTCATCTCCTATAAATATTTTAACATATCTATTTCTTTTTTTCAACTTCTTCATCTTCATCTAAATCATTCATTGATGCTAATACTAATAATGCTAAAAATATAATTATTGATAAGATTGTCATAAATGTTTCCATTATATATCCTTTCTTTCTATATCATATGAGCCCATTTCTAATTTTCTTATAATCTTATCTAGGTAAGGTTCTAAATCATCAAAATGTTTTAATATTTTATTCAACTTCCAGCAAGTATCTAATGCTTCTAACTTTTGTTCTTGTTCTGTTATTGTACCTATCTTATCTAGTTCTTCACTAATCAATTCATTATGTGCATTTATTATTGTGTACTTATTCATTTATATCTCCTTCTAACCAACCTAACTCCTCTGCTTTTTTATTAATTGCTTTTAAATCTTTCATAGAAAGATATACAGCTTCTTTCTTATCATTTAATGTACTTACGCATACTTCTTTATCTACAAAATCAAAATATATGCCATAATATGTTTTTGGCATTTCATATCCTACTCCCCATACATTACCTTTTAAGTCAGTCATATTTTTCTTTTCTAATCCTAATTTTTCAAACATTTCATCCGCACTCATAGGTCCTTTTATACTTTTTAATTCTTCATATCCTTTTTCATATTCTTCTTCACTCATTTACTACCTCCCAATTTTTATTAAAATTATCCATTCCAACATATGGAATAATGACTATTTTGTTATCATTATTAGAAATATAAACATGGTATAAGTATTTGTATTCTGTTCCAAAAATAGATTTACATATTTCTTCTTCTGCTATTTTAAATGCAAATAGTTGATATGTATTTCCATTTGTAAAATTATTATCAGTTTTTCCTATAAATTTAATTTTCATAATTATTCTCCTTCTAATAAATCGTTTAAAATTTCTATTGCATAATTATGAATATTATCATCAAATTGATTACAATATTTTATTTTTTCTTTTATTTTATCTTTATGAATATAATCATTTGCATTTACTATTTTTGCTCGATTAATTTCAAAAACTTTATGTACTAAATCTTTTGGTGTTGTATCTAACATCTCTTTCGCTTCTTTATTTTTTTCTTTTTCTTTTTGGTAAAGGTCTAATAAACCATTTAATGCATCTAATTCTTTTATATTAAAACAACTATGTTCTGCTTTTAATTCTTCTTTCATAAAAGAAAGAGTTTTATTTATTCCTTGCATTATTTCTTCTTCACTCATATTATTCTCCTATATTATTTATTATTTTTTTTCATTTTTTCTATTGTATTTTTATCTTTTTGATGTAATAATAAAAATTCTTGTAACATATCACTAGCAGTATAATCTTTATCTATTCCATCATAATGATATGGAGTTTCAGACAAAAATCCTTGTACTTGTAATGCCTCTATCATATCTTTAATTTCTTTTATTAATTTTTCTTCACTCATAATTTACATACCTCTTTCTTTTAAATATTGATACCTTATTCTACTTCTTTCTCTATGAAGTTCTTTATTACATTCTTTGCAATGTTTTGTATTTCCATGCTTTACATTTTCAATTTCTTTTCCACATATTGAGCAATATACTTTTGGTCTTTCTTTAAGCCATTGAAGTTTACCATCTATCTTTAAATGTTGCAAACCTTGATTTTTCTTTTCCCAATAACTTGTTCTTTGATATTCATTACATTTATCTCTATTGTCTTTATACCATTTTTTACTTTTTTCTATAGCATGTTCTCTATGTTCTTCATACCATTTCTTTTTAGATGCTAATAATTTTTCTTTATTTTTTTTATAATATTTTCTACATTTTTCTTGTATTTTTTCTATATTCTTTAATCTATATTCTTTTTGCCATTCATTTATTCTATCTTTATTTTGCAAATAATATTCATGTTTATAATCTTTTCTGTTTTTCAATGTATTAATATAATATGAATGTTGGTAGCATTTTTCACTACACCATCTTCCTCTACCTTCAAAAACTTTACCACATAATTCACATTTTTTTTCCATTTCATTTCTCCTTAATTTGTTCTAACTTATCTTTTCTTATGCACTCATTAATAAATTTTTCTAAATTTTCTTTGCTTTCTTTATCAATGTTTTTTACTATTAAGCAATTATTTTTATAAACAATTTTACATTTCATAAATAAATATGCTATACAAATTCCTGTTATAATTCCTAGAATAAATAAGTCCATTTTTTCTCCTTTAATCATTTAATTTTATATACTTATTTAGATTTGTTCCTTTTATAATTTTATTTAAAATAACTTCAATGCTATCATGTTCACAATCAAAATATTCTCCATTTGGTATAAATACATCATTATCATTTAATTCTAATAATTCTTTTAAATCTTTTGTTGGAATTCCATTTTTTTCTAATCTAAAATCTCCACCACTTGTAATTAAAGTATGTCCATAACCATCTGTCCACCAGCTATCAGTTATTCCAGGGTTTGTTTCTAATAATCTGAACATAATTCTTCTAAACATATCTGCTGATATTATAGGGAATTGGATTTTATAAGAATTCAATGGTTGAGTATAGCTTTTTAATTTTATCTTTGTTGCATAGATTTCATGATTTTCTTTAAATGTTCCACTTCCCCATATTTCACATCTAATACCTCTTTTTTCTAATAAACTAATTAATGCAAATATTGTTGCATAATATCTACACATATCATCAACTCGTACTCCACATAAATTAGCTTTTTCAATTATTATTTTTGCAGTAGGATAAGGTTTAGGCTTTATATCTGAACTTATCATATTGATAGGGTTTCCTATAATTGTATTAGGTACTATTGGAATAAATCCAACAACATCTTTTTTAAAGTTAGACTTTTTTAATTCTTCTCTTTTTGTAATATAATCATTTGCTTTTTTGAAGTTCTTATTAAAATCTTCAAAATACATCTCTGTACCATATTCAAGAGCTTTCATAGCATCTTCTAAACTTTCAAAATCATTAAATCCACTTGACTTACTTTGTTTACTAGATAAACCTTCATATTGAAAAACATTATTAGTTTCTGCATTTTCTAAATATTTACTTAAATCTGTTGTATCTTCAAATGTTTCATAAGTTACTTTGTAATAATCATTATCACATGTAAAGTTTTTTCTTATCATAACTTCCTCCCAATTTTTATTTATTTACTACTTCATTAAATGCTTCTATATATTTATTTTCTTTTCCATTACTTAATTCACCTATTGATTTAATATCATCAATTTGTAAATTCTTAAATATTACTTGTTTGAATATATCATCTAAATCTAATCCTGCTTCAATCAATTTATCTCCATATATTGTTGCTCTCATTGATACTATATGTTTGATTTTTCTTTGTTTTAACTTATCTCTTAATGCTTGTATAAAGTCAGCCCATTCTGTATTGATTACTAAATTCTTTTCTAATACTTTATCATAATCAAAATATACAACTGCAAATCTATCTAATGATGCACCATCTAATTGATTTCTTCCTACATATACATCATCTCCACCTAATCCATATGTATTTGCACAAGCTACTAATCTAAAATTTTCATGTGCTTCAACTTTACCACATGGGAAGTCAAAATAACCATTTGCAACTGCTGTATTTATTACTACTAATGCTTCTGGTACACTGGCATCTATTTCATCTAATACGAATAGTCCACCATTTTTAAATGCTTTATAAAATTGTGTTTCTTGATAATTTCCATTTGCATCTATAAATCCAGTTAGCTTATATTCTTGTGTTATAGCACTACTTGAATAGAAGTCTAATCCTAATGCTTCTGCAACCTTTTCACAAGTACTAGATTTTCCAGCACCAGCTCCACCTGTTAACATTACTGGTATCTTATTGCTTACTAATAATAGTATTTGGTCAAATTTCTTATGTACCAATGTTGTGATTTGTTTTTTCTTTCCTTTTACATCTTTGATTACTACTGTCTTAATGTTCTTTCTTAAATTTCCTGTTATTTCATCTACTTCTTGAATAATCTTTTCTTTTACCTCTGGTAAAATACTCTTAACTATTTTTTCTTCTAATGTTTCTTGTACTAAATCTTTTTTCATTTTTTCTCTCCCTCATTTTTTATTTATTTTTTTATTATAAGTATATTATATACTATTTTTTTATATTTGTAAATACTTTTTTATATTTTTTTTTAAAATTTTTTATTATCTTTTCCAAAATATATGTTATTAATAATTCTTTTCATATCATTCATTGTTTTTCTTAATTTGTCTATTTTTTCATTAAGTTTTTCTCTTTTGTCTGCACATGGCTTATCTTTGAATTCCATATAAGCATCAAAATAATCATCATAAGCATTTTCTACTTTTTCACTTTGTAACTTGTAATTAATCATCTTTACTATTCCTTTCAATGATTTCTTTTGCTTGTTTTAAAATTTTTTTCATATGCATTTGTGTTTTTAAATGCATTACTAAATCTACCACAATATGTATTACCATAAAAATTATGAATAATACTAATATCAATTCTTTCATAATTCTTTTACCTTTTCCAAAACAATTTCAAGTAATGATAAATCTACTGATGTACTTTTGTACTTATCATTTCCTACAAAAAATCTTACTGCTTTTGTATCAAGATTTATTTCAAAATTTGTACTACAAGCTCCTTGTTTTTTATAAATCAAAGTTCTTATTCCTTCCCAATTAATAAAATATCTTGCATAGCCCATTTTGTTTAATTTATCATCTGCTTTCATTTTTGTTCTCCTTTATTCTAAAATATCTCTTGTGATTTCTTTAATCTTTTTCATATATACCTTAATTGTTGCATCGTTACTTTGAGTTGCAAACATATCAATTCTTTTTAATACTTCGACTAAAACTTCATTTTTATCTCTCTCCTTTCTTAATTCATCTCCAACAGCATTTATATGCTTATTTCTTTCATCTAAAAATCTTTGTAATTCTTCAATTCTTTCTTGATAAATTTTGATTTGTGCATTAGCACTTTGTAATTCTCTAAATATTCTAAACATATTTTTATTCCTTTCCATCACCATAATATACTTTAAAAATGCAATTACTTACTCTAGCTATATTTTTGAATTTTGCATATCTACTCCAATATCTAATGATACCACCTTTTGAGATGTCCATATGATAATCAATTAATGTGCCATCAATATCAATTACATCTGCAAAATTATCTAATAAATAATATTCTCGCTTATCTCCTAAATAAGCAACACCAATTACTACCATTTTTCTATAACCACTATCGTGTAATTTGTAAGTTGGTATTACTAGAATTTCATCTAATAATGGTACATTAGTATTAAGTCTTACTTCTTTGCATTTCTTTAATAATTCTTTTTGTTCTTTTGTCATTTCATTTTTCTCCTTTCTTTATAATTTATATATTGTATCTATAATAGGGTAAAGCATCATAGCTTCTACTGCTATTAATGATAATCCAAATAAACCATAAGCAATTATATTTGCTATTATATTTTCAATTTTTTCTTTTGTTTTCTTTTTCATATTATATTCCTCCTAAAATTTTATTATTTATTATAAATTTATTATATATATTAAAAAATAATAAGTAAATACATATATGTATATTGTAATAAAATTGTAATAATTCTATAACAATTACCATTGTCGGTAGTCTTCCATATTCTCTATATCTAGCTCTATTCTTGGGTTTTCTTTATCATAATATACTCGGCTTCCATCATGTCCTGCTACTATATTTCTATTATCATCTGCTAGAATTTCTGCTTTTACTAGCATATCATCTACTGCTTCTAATAGATTTGTTAAATCTACTTTTCTTCTAGCATCCATATAAAATATTGCTTTTATATTTACTGGTGCGTTTATTTTTAATTTATATTTACCAGTAATTTGCATTAAACATTCTTTTTCAAATTTGGTGTAAGCTTTGCTTGGTATTATCATCCTTCTACCACCATTAAATATTATTTGTCCATTATTTTTCTTTGTTCTTGGTGCTACATATAAGACTATTTTCATAAATTCTCCTTTAAAACAAAATTAAAGCAATTTCAATAGTTAGATATTAAATTATATTATCTAAATATCAAAATTGCTTATTTTTCTATTATCAGCTATTTAGAATGGTAATTCATCATCACTTGATATCTGGAATTCTTCTTGACTTAAATTTTCAAATTCTAGCACTATTATTTTACAATGTGCTATTCCATTTTTATCATTATAAAATGATAAAAAGCCTTTCTTTATTTCTATATCTGTATTATTTGCTAAAATCACATTTTTTGGTAACTGTACTCCTATATACATATTTTCATATGTACCATCTTCTCTTTTGTTACTTAAACCTGTACTATATACATTTCTACCATTTATTTCTTTACTAAAAATTTTAGCTTTTCCACTAATATTCATTTTGTTCTCCTATCTTTTTATTTATCATATCAATAAGCATTGGCATATATTTTTCTTTGTTGCTGTGTACCATATCATGATGTTTTTTGCATAGTGGAATAACATTTCCCATATATGTTTTTCTTCCACCATACAATCCACCATATCTTATGTGATGTAAATGTATCTGATTACTTCCACATATTGCACAAAGTCCATCATATAATTTAATAGTATCTTCATACACCTTTTTTTCTTTATTATTCATTAGTTAGCCTTTCCATATTCTCTACTTAATTGGCTTTCTAATATTCTTATAGTTAGTTTGATAGTGTTAATGTATTCTTGATTTGCATTATACTTAACTTCGGCAGTATCTCTTTCAAATCTTAATTTTGCAATTTCTTCATAGCCGTAAATTACTTGATTTATTAAAGTAACAGGCATATCTACATCTCTTAATTCCAATGCTTTCTTATTTACTGCTATTTTATAAGCTCTTTCTTTTTCAGCTAAATCATAACCATTTTCTGCTAATTTATCAATAGCTTTATCTAGCATTCTTTGTTTTTCTTGGATTTCATCCCATAACTCCATATCTATCTCCTATTTGCAAATAAATTAATTTCATTAAAATTGATTTTTCTATTATCTTCTGGAATATAATTTTTCTTATTTTGTTTTACTTGTTGTTTACTATAACTATTCCATGTGATTAATTTTTGTTTCCAATTCTTAACTTTATTTCCTTTACTATCTACCCAATTAGATGTTTCAAAATAATTAAAGAATGTTTCTGCATCTACATTGTAGCCTTTTTCTTTAATATATGCTTTTACTTCATCTAATGTTGGTTTTTTAAATTTACTATTATTATTTATATTATTATTATTTATTATTATATTATTTATATTATTATCTTTAAACTTTTCTTTAATAGGGGTATTAAAGTTTTCTTTAATAGGTATTAAAGTTTTCTTTAATAGGGGGGTTATTTTTCTATATGCAATTTCTTTACTACCTTCTTTATAAATAATTTCTGCTTCTATATGTCCTTGTTCTACTAAATGATTAATCCATTGACTAATACTTTGAACTGATACATTATATAAATCTGCAAAATATTTATTTGTAGCAAAACAATAACCTTCTTTATTTGATAATGAAGCTATTTCTCCATATAATAATTTTTCATTAGCTTTCAACTTATTATCATACCTTACTACTGCTGGTATAATAGCAAAATAATTAGGTTTCTCATTTTCCATATAGTTATTCTCCAATCAATTCTTTAAAATCTTTTACTATTGTCATATAGTCTTTAATTTTAATATCATTGATTGAATTATAACCATATTTCTTAAATACTTTTAATGCAGTTTCTTCTTGAATTCCATTATTTTTTATTGATAAATCTAATGCACTTATTTGTTTCTTATCAATTAGCATTTCTTTGTAATCATCTTCTGGTTGCTTTTGAGTTTGTTTTACAAATTCATCTGTATCTGCATCTTTTGTGTCATCAATATTAAATAAACCGATTTAAAGCATATTTACGAGCATAAGAACTTGCCGTTCCTGTTAATTGACTTCCATCCATTCCTTTTTTTGTTTCTTCTTCTCTTGCATAAGCTGTGTTATATATTAATTTATCTTCTTCTAAATCATAAAGTGTTGCTTTTGCTTGTATATAATATCTATCTCCTATATTTGTAAGTTCATCACTTAATACTAATACTGTATTGTATTTTTTACATATAGGCTTAACTGCTTCTAATATATCTTCGCAACTTCTAAATTTATAATTTCCAAATGAATTGAATTGTCCTTTTGGTACATTTAATTCACTTTGTATTTTACTTAGTTTTTCATATATATTCATTTCATTTGCTCCTTTATTTTAGATAATTTTTTAAATCTTTTATGTCTTTGCATTTCCAATTAATTGATAATGTTCTAAATTTACCATCTCTACCAATAATTAATAAATCTGGGTACATTTTAGCTAATTCACTCATTCTTGGACTTGCTTCATAACCTACAAAAAATGGTTCTTTTTGAAAGTCCTTTGCAGTCCATGTTTTCTTTTCTTTATGGAATAGCATTGCTCTTAAAATAATATCATGTTGGTTCATTTCATTTTTCTCCTTCCTATTTTTTGAATAGAGTTTCTATGTCTAATCCTGGGAAGTAAGCATCTCTAATTACTATCATTTCATCTAATTTCCATTCGGTAATACCTTCAAACTTATTTCTAACACTTTGATAAGTTAAGTTTAGATTTGGAATATCACAAAAGTCTTTCATTGTTAATTTTTTCTTGCACATTTCAACTTTTAGATTTTCAAATAACAAATGTATCATCTCCTTTCTAATCTTCATTTTCTTCATTAAACATATCATGTAATTTTTCAATTAAATCATCAATTACTTTATGTTTTGTTAAACTTTCTTCTAACTTTTTATCTAGTTCTTTTTCGCTTAAAAATGCAAAATCTACAACTTCATCAATTTCTTTTCTGCTTAATACTTCACGAGTTTGTAATCCATTAATTAATGCAGCAAGTTCTGCTTGTATTACAGTCTTTGTACCTTTAATTTCTACCTTTCCAAAATCTGATTTTAACATTTTAATATCTCCTTTCTTTTTTTATATATTTATATTATAAAATATTTATCTTAATAAGTAAATAGATTTTAACTTATTAATAAATATTTTTTAATACCACTCTTCAAATTTTCATTTACCCATTCAAAATCTTTATTATTTGCATCTACTATTTGGCAATAATAACTTTCATGAATTCCATTTAGTTCTTCATCATCTCCTAAATAAACTTCTAAATTATCAAAGTCTTTTCTTTGTTTCATACTTTCTAAAATATGTAGTAGTTCACTTGCTTTCATTTTTTCTTATTCCTTTCTGATTTTTTTGTATTAAAATATTTTTCAATAGCATATATAATCATGCTATCAAAATCATTGTCGTATAATATTTTATCTACAATTTCATCTATATCATAATCATCATAGTCATATAATTCTAATTCTTCTTTATTTTCGTTTGATAAGCAATCTATTCTATTTCTTACCATATCTTGTAAAATTACATCTTCATATTTTCTTTTCATTTTTTTATTCTCCTTACTCTGCATCTTGTTCTCTATATATTTCTTTTTCTTCTGGTGTTTTATCTTGTCTTGATTTTCTTTCTATTTCATAAGCTCCGTTATGTATTAAATCTAAAAATTCATTTACAAAGTTTACTAATTTTACAAATTCTTTTTCATCTATATTTTTTGTTTCTTCATCATCTTCTTCTAATGGTATTGAATATATTGGTCTTTTTCTTACATCTGTTGTATCGATTGTTGCAGCATACCAACCTTTATTTGTTTGTATTGTCCATCTACCATCTGTTAAATCATAAGCATATATTCCTGAGTAATCATGCAATAACTTTAACACCTTTACCATATCAACTTTTATTTCTTTCATTTTTTTATCTCCTTTTTATTTATTTCTATAAATTGTATCAATAAGTTCTTGAGCTTTTTCAAATATTTCTTTATAACCTGCATTTAATGATAAATTTTTAATTGTTCTTAATTGACCTGCTATTATTGTTAAATAATCAAAATAAGCATTGATATCATTTGAATATTTTTTTAATTCACTATTTATTGTTCCTAAATCGTAATCTTTTTCTAATAATGTTTTAATTGCTTTCTTATTATCTGCTATTCTTTGTTTATTGTATGCTATACTTCCTTCTATTTTTTTTAATTCTTCAATTATATTTTCTTTCATATTTTTATTTCCTTTCATTTTTGATTTATTATTTATTATAAGTCTATTATATATTATTTTTTATAATTTGTAAATACTTTTTTTAAAATTTTTTATAATTTTTTATAATTTTATCAAAAATTAAAGAATTTTCATGAGATTGACATTTAAGGCATTTTATATTTTGTAAATATAATTTAATTAATATACTATAAAAATGTTTTAAAATTAATTGTTGTTATATTCTGATAGCTTATTATCTATTTCATGTAATATATCTTCTTTTAATTGGTCTAAATCTTCTTTGTCTATATCTTGTAAATTACCATAGCCATCTATTACAAACATATTATTATTACAATTTGCAGTCCCTAAGAAGTAATATAATCTTACTAAACCACTATTTTCTAGTTCATATCTTGCTCTTTCTTCTGCCATATCATAATCAACAAAATCTTCAAATAATTCATCTAAAAACCATTCTTGACTATCATTCATATAATCAGCACAAGCATTATATAAATCGTTATAAATTTGGTCGTAATCGTAAGTACTTGTATCAACCTTTTTAATTTTTTCTTTTAATTCTTTTAAGTTCATTTCATTTTTCTTTCTGCCCGTATAGTCGTTAGCACATCTTCTAAATTAATCAGTAGTTTCTAAAAAATATTTTAATTCTTCTTTTTCTAAATTTGTTACACAATAAGCATCTGTTTGTTGCCATAAGTCATTGTATAAATTTGCAATTTCTTCATTTCCATCTTCCCAGAATTTCCAAAGTTTCCAATTAAGTACTAATACTAATTCTGTAAGATATACTACATCATGTTTCCATCCTTCAAATGCTTTTGCATATGTATTTTGTATTGCATCTTTTCCAAATTTTTCTGTTATTGTAAAATCGTTCCAAAATGTTGTTTTAAATTTATAATCTCCCATCTTATTTCACCTCTCTTTAATATTCTTCTCTTTCATATTCTTCTATTTCATACTCTTCTATTTCACTCATAATTCCTAATTCTGCATTTTCAAATAATTTATAAATTTTATTATTATAAATATATGTACTAACTAAATAATCTCCGTACCATTGTCCACCAAGTGGCTTTCCATTATTTTTAATTTCAATCCATAAATCTGAATTTCTTTTCTTTTTTTCTTCGTTAGTGTGACTTATTAAATATCTTTTCATTTTTTATTTCTCCTTATTATATTACTATTATATTTTTTGCATATCATTTTGCTTTAAAAAATCCTCAAATGTTTGGTCTAAAAATTGTGTTAATCCTTCAAAATGCCAGCTATTACCATTATCTACTTTCCAACTAATATGTGGTGGAAAGCCATGTTCTTCATAATCTCTTATATGATGTATTCTTAATGTTACATATTCATAATCTCCAAAAGGGGTTCTTCTTTCTACTCTTATATTATTATACTTTTCATATAACTCTTTATAATTCATTTTTTATACCTCCTAAAAAATTATTTATTATTTATTATAAATTTATTATAATATATTTTTTATAAAATGTAAATACTTTTTTTATATTTTTTTATATTTTTTTATAAAATATTAATAAATAGGCAAAAAAACAGAACAAATCTTTTACAATTTGCTCTGCTAAATAAAAAATTGGGAGGTATATAAATGAAAAATCATTTAACATATTATATACTAACTATATATATTATAACATATTAGTTAAATAATTGCAATCCCATGTTCTTTCCATATACACCATCAACTGGTCTAATATAATTATTAGATTGAAATCTTTTTGTCTGTTCTTCCGTATTTGAGCCATAATCTCCATCTAGCCATTTAATATCATAACCTTTAAGATATAGCATACATTGTATAGACATAGTTATTGGTCCTTTTGCTCCTGGATATACATTAGGACTTGCTTTGTATGTGCAATTTCCAAAATCTCCATCTACATCTAGTCCTGCATCAAATTGTCTATTCAATTCTGTTTGATAAGCTTTTGTTACGCCACATCTTGTTTCTGGTCCATCTTCTCCATCTTCTGCTATTCCAAATCCATATGTATTCACCCATTTTTGTATTTGTAATACTTTTTCATCTTTTGGTACTGGTGTAGGCTCATCATCATATCTTGGACATCCATAACCAGCAATATACTTGTAGTCTACTGGGTAATGAAATCTCTCTACTTTATTAGAATGATTACCTTCAATAGTGTGTACAATTCCATTTTCTACATATTCTACCAATCCTACATGGTCTTTATCTCCACTTAAATCCCAATCAAAAAAGATTAAATCTCCTGGCTTTGGTGTAATCTTATCATTTGTAGCTATTCCCATTTCTTGCATTTGTCTAAATCCTTGTGTACATGATGCAAATTTTGGTACTATATCTGTACTAATTCCTGCCATCCAAGCACACCATGATACAAACATTGCACACCATGGCTGATTGTTCATTCCATACCATTCACCATATTTTGTGTCGTTATTTGGTCCTTCTGTATAACCTAACTGACTTTTAGCTACTTCAATTATCTTTCCTCTTTGTCCCATCTAGTTCTCCTTATCTTTGTTTTCATCATTATTCTTTTTCATTGCTTGTGTTCCAAAATAAAAGCCTATAATAATTAAATATATTTCTTTTATCTCAAAACCTTTTGCAATTGCCAAATAGCATACTACTCCTGTTAGTAGTAATGTTACTATACTTTTAACATCAATTAATTTTGCTATTTTTTGTTTCATATATATCTCCTTTCTACATAAAAAGCACATAGCATTATAGCCATGTGCCCAAATGAAATGAAATAAAAACATAAGATGCAAAGCTATTGCTTTACAAATTTATTATAGCATATCTATATATATTTTTCAACTATGCAAAATAATCATAAACTTTATCTTTTTTACCATCTACATCTAAAACAAAATCTTTTGCTAATCCTACATACATATCTAACTTATGTTCTTCTACAACAAACCTATCTATTGTTTCTTTATCATCATTGTATATCATATTCATTACTACATAAAAATCTACATCTGTTATATTATTGATACCATATTGTTTCTTTACTTCTGTTGTTGCATCTATGTCCCAGAACTCTCCATAAGGTTTCATATTATGTACTACTTCTTCTGCCATCTCTTTTGTTAATACTTTTCCATATGCCATCTCATATAATTTCTTTTTAACTTTTTCTTTCTTTTCATCATCTAAATTATCAACTACTTTGATTAATATTGCTGATAATTCTTCCATATCTTCTTTATTTCCTTTTTCTATTATTTTATCAATATATTCTTCCATCTTTACTCCTTTCTATAATGATGCTTGTGCTGGTATCGGTGTACTCTTTGGACAAACTCTATCTTGAACTACAAATTGTCCATTAGCATATAATTCATTGCCATTACCATATATAATTGAATAATTTACTCGCTTTCTTAATTGATTTGCATACATGGTATTACCAGCCTTGCATAGAACTGGTATGTCTACACCATTTACTTGAATGAATACTGGTTGATTACTTGTTGCAGTTGCATTGCAACATATCACCAATCTATAACAACCACAATTTTCTAATGTTTTAATTTCTTTATTAGGGACTAAAACTACTGATGTTTCGCTAGTTGTAGCGTTTGATACAAAAATTGTGTTACAATTCATAACTTTTTTCTCCTTTCTATAAAAAAGACTAGACTTAATCGCCTAGTCATAAGTCAATTCGCTATTGCGAAGATTAATATAAGCTATTGCATCCACATCCTGCTCCATAATAGCATGGTGGCTTTGGTGCAGTAGTTGCTAAATTACTTAATATGTTTTCTGTAATTTGAGCAGTTTGATTTGCATTTGATAATTCAGCTCTTGTTATGTCTAACTTATCTCTTAAATCATTAATTACATTAGCATTCATTTGAGCTAAAATAGCATTTGTATTTTGTGCCATTGTATTTGTAATTGCTAGTGTTTGATTTGAGATTTGATTTGATATATCTTTACTTGCTAATAAATTATTGTAATTAGCATTTAAAATTGTATCTACAATATTGCATTGTCCTTGTGCTAGACTTCTTGCATTGTTATCTTGTGATTGATTGTAAAGTGAGTTTTGGATGTCGGCTAATGCTAATCCTGTTGAACCATTGCCACCAAATCCAAATCCATTTCCACTGATGGCCATTAAAAATATAAATAATAAGATGAAGCCACCAACTCCACCAAACATTCCATCATTATCTCTTGTAAGAGCTAATACATCACTTGCTGATAATCCTGAACCTTCCATTGATTTTCTCCTTTCATAATACAGCTATTTGATTTTCAAAAATAAATATGCTATACTTAATACATAAGAAATATTTTTCTTATTCCTCATTTTTCAATTAGTACATGAGCTCCCAATTATGTACTACATAGTATATTTTATTATCCATAATAGCTGGTGTAATTTAAAGCCCTACACTAGCTATTTTTTTGTCATTTTTAATATATTACTTAATTGCTCTTTACTTATTCCATTCTTATTGCAATAGTCTGCTATTTGTTGAGCTTGTTGTTCACTTGGCTTTTTGCTAAAATTTTCCAAAGTCTGTCTTTGTTGAGGACTTACTAAATTCATCATCATTTGCATTGGATTGCTTGATGTCATCATTTGTCCTAATAGGTTTTGTATATTCATCTAACTTAATCTCCATTTCTTTTAATTTATTTTCTAAATCAATTATCTTTTTATCTTTCTCATCTAATGGTATTACTATTTCATATTCTTCACTGATAGTACCATCTAATTCTTTGATAAATAATTTCTTATTACATTTATCTAAAAACATTGTTCTACGATTTATTAAGATATTATCGACTTGTTCATTGTCTTTTAATATTCTAGCTTCAAAATCTGTACCAGTATTGATAATATTTTGTACTGGTGGCGTATTCATTTGGTTTATCATGTTCTCAATATTGTCTTTATACCTCAATAATTGATTGATTGAAGGTTGATTATACATATTATATGCCATTTTTGGTCGCTTCCTTTCTATTTGTTACGAGAATGAAATTTAAGACTTTTTTGTATTTTAATATATAATTTTATTTCTAATATCTTAAATGTCTTTATTATTTAATCTCGTTCTAATTTTTCTTGTAATTTTTCTAATTTATGCAAAACAAAAAGAAGATGCCCAGCAAAATCTAATTTGTACATATTTCGACTTTCTTTTCTCATTTCTCGCATCTCCTTTCTTAATTTTTATTATAAAATAAAAAGAGTAGACTAAATTATCTACTCTTTATCATAATATTATCACAATATTCTCAATATCTTATTTTTGATTTGTCTTATCACTCTACTTGTAGTTGCTGTTGAGATATGCTCTTCTATACTTATCTTTACTATTGTTTGCCTACCATCTATATCTACAAGTCTATTAAATACATTTTGTTGTAAATTAGTGAAATGTGCATTTTCTAAAATGTAATTTATCTCCGGAGTTGTGAAATCAAAATTAATGTTTTCTTCTTCTTTTTTTGGAGTTGCCATTTGCTTTTCTCCTTATTATTGTTCTTCTTTGTATCATCTTCATAACTATTCTCCTAATGTTTGAAT